GATTTAACGATCCTACCGATTGGATATCAACCAACAACTTTGCGTTGAACTATCTTATCAGCGGAGAATTTACAAAGGGTATTCCAATGGGCAAGGTCACTGTGTTTGCGGGCGAGTCTGGCGCAGGCAAGAGTTTTATCTGTGCAGGTAACTTGATTGCTAATGCACAGAAGCAAGACATCTACCCAATCTTAATTGATACAGAAAACGCATTAGACGAAGCGTGGTTACATGCCCTAGGTGTAGACACAAACGAAAGCAAACTGCTCAAACTTAACATGGCCATGATTGACGATGTGGCAAAAGTCATCAGCGACTTTGTTAAGGAATACAAAACAATTCCCGAGATAGAGCGGCCCAAGGTCCTGTTTGTTATTGACAGCTTGGGTATGTTGTTGACTCCCACAGACGTTAATCAATTTGAAGCAGGCGAAATGAAAGGTGACATGGGTCGTAAACCCAAAGCACTCACAAGTCTTGTTCGTAATTGCGTAAACATGTTTGGTTCATTGAATATTGGCTTGGTGTGTACCAATCACACATATGCTAGCCAAGACATGTTTGACCCAGATGATAAAATCTCCGGTGGTCAGGGCTTTATTTACGCCAGTAGTATTGTTGTTGCCATGAAGAAACTCAAACTCAAAGAAGATGAGGATGGCAACAAGATCAGTGAAGTTAAGGGTATTAGAGCCGCTTGTAAGATTATGAAGACACGCTATAGCAAGCCGTTTGAAAGTGTACAAGTAAAGATCCCTTACGAAACAGGAATGAATCCCTACTCGGGATTGGTTGACCTGTTTGAAAACAAGGGATTTTTAGAAAAAGAAGGCAACAGTCTTAAATACACACTAACAGATGGCAAGACTATCAAGCAGTTCCGCAAGGCATGGGAGAGGAATGAAAATGGTTCGTTGGATCAAGTAATGGCTGACTTTACTGCCAACCCACACCATGTAATTGCAATCCCTGAAGTGGCAACAATAGAAGAGGAAGTCTAATATGAGTATCGAAGTTGATGTATTGAGTGAGACATATACTGTGCTTAAACAGTACATACCGGTCAAGGATCGTCAGGAAGCCGCAGACAATTTAATGAGTATTCTGGTAGATCTACTAGGTGATATTGAACTTATCGAATTCAGTGGTCTTGACGCAAATCTTAAAAAAGCTCTTAAAGAATATGCCGGTGAAGAAGAAGACGAAGAACCCTACGACTACGAAGATTAACAATGTGGTATAACCGGATTGTACAAAATCTTGGAGAGATACCAGATTTTATCAACTACTATGAAAACGAACTAGTAGAAGCAAAGTACGATTGCAATGTCAAGGGACATCTTGAGAAAAATATTGCAACCTTGCCCGGTATCACCGAACACCGTTTTAACCAACTACAAGAGATTGAAGCGGTGCTTAACTATCTTAATATACAGTTAAGAAAGATTCGTCGCAAACACTTTCAAAAATATTTGGAAGCATACGCCAGGGCATTAACAAGCCGTGATGCTGAAAAGTATGTGGATGGTGAAGATGAAGTAATTGATTTTGAAACAATTATCAACGAAGTCGCACTTGTACGCAACAAATGGTTGGGCTTACTTAAAGGACTCGAGTCAAAGAACTTTATGATAGGACATGTAACTAGATTACGTACAGCAGGTATGGAGGATGTTGTACTGTGACTGATTGGAAAGCTCGCGCAGACGAGTTGCTGGCTGAGTTTGACATGTGTTGTCGAGCTCGTGCCATGCATAATACTGTAGATGTACAGATAGTCAAGGACACAGTTGCTAAGTGGGCATACCATTTGTCTACACAACGCAGTTGGGGCTCAGACTTAGAAATTGCAGAAGCATGTCATCAACTCGAACCTAGATTAAAACAACTTAAAGAAAAAATAGTATTGGAAGTATTAACTAAATGACACAATTTGCTAATCCACATGTAAGCCACGACCATAGTTTAGAAATATTAAATTTGTTGTACGGCTATGATAGTTTTTTAGATAGTCTTACTGTAATAGGAGACATGGGCTGTGGTGCAGGACTAGACGCTGTCTGGTGGGCCACATTGGAAACTCGCGACGATCCACCAGAACCTAGAAATTATCGTGTGTACGCAGTTGATCGTACTCTTAATAAGGTAGATGAAGAAATTCGTGCAACAGAAAATATTAGATGGATAGAAGGTAATTTTGAAGAGTATGGTATACTACCAGAATTACTAGATTTAGTATGGGCACACGACTCGTTTCAATTTGTCACAAGTCCACTGCATACATTGTCGGTCTGGAATAAACAGATGAATACCAATGGTATGTTGGTAATGGCATTGCCACAAACAATTAATTATACTTATAATAGATTAACTTTTAGAACACATAGCTATTCTTACTACAATTACAACATTTCAAATTTAGTTTACATGTTGGCTGTGAATGGATTTGATTGTAGAGACGCATATTTTTATAAAAATGCAGAAACTGATTGGATATATCTTGCAGTATACAAAGCAGAAAGTTCAATGGATCCCAGTACTACTAGTTGGTTTGATTTAGCTGATAAAAACTTACTCCACCCCAGTATCGTTGACAGTTTAAACAGATATGGGCATGTTAGGCAAGAAGACATAGTGTATCCTTGGCTAGACAAAGATTTCTACAGGGCAAAAACATGAGGATAGTGACATGTACCGGCGGCTTTGATCCCTTACATAGCGGACACATTGCCTATTTCAAGGAAGCAAGAACATTAGGTGACATGTTGATTGTGGGGCTTAATAGCGACGAATGGTTGGAACGCAAGAAAGGTCGGGCATTTATGCCTTGGAACGAACGATTATGCATTATCAATAATTTGAGCATGGTTGATGAAGTTTATACCTTTGATGATACTGATGGTTCAGCCAATCACTTTATACAACAGGTTCAGGCACACTATCCGGACTGTGAATTAATTTTTGCCAACGGTGGCGACCGAACTGCCAATAACATACCTGAAATGTTCATACAGGATGTAACTTTTAAATTTGGTGTAGGTGGCAAAAATAAAAAGAACAGCAGTAGTTGGATCTTAGAAGAATGGAACGCACCAAAAACAGAACGCCCGTGGGGTTATTACCGAGTGCTACACGAAGTACCGGGAACCAAAGTAAAAGAATTAAGAATTAACCCTGGGCAAAGTCTAAGTATGCAACGACACGCATGTCGTGCTGAATATTGGCACGTTAGCCACGGGGCATGTACGGTCTATAGTATGATGCCCATTGGACATGCACTTCCTGTAGTGCTGTTAAGTGAGCATATGAACTATCATGTACCCACAGGGCAATGGCATAGACTGACGAATCCCTATGAAGTACCCTGCAAAATAGTAGAAATACAGTACGGAGATGCCTGCAAAGAAGAAGATATTGAGCGGCGATAAATAACTATATGAAGATTTTTGAAGTTATTGCCACATTATCAGAAGGCCGCGGAATCTATGCTCGTAGCCCCACAGATCCTGCGTTTACTGCGGTGCCCAATAACACATTTGGCGCTGAAGTGGGCGCACCTTATCAATTTGCTGGCACACAAAACTATCCACAACGGGGACAGTTTGCAGATACCGCAGAATTACAAGCCAATGTTGCACATGTGGACAAGCAAGTACAACAACAAAGTGGTCGACCCATTACCTGGGCAAACCGCCAGGGCCCACGCCATCTTGGTTTTGGTCTAGCACAATTTGTTGGCGGTGATGGCAAGCCGGTTTACTTTGGCAAATACTTTGAAGAAATTCTTCCCAGCATGATGCACAAGTGGGACAATAATGAAGTGCCAGGACTGCGTCCAGAATTAAAAGCCAGTAAAAAAGCCCGTGTTGGCTTCAAACCACAAGACATTCTTGGAGTAGTAGACACAGCCACCAACGGTGCGGAGTTGTTGAAACATATCAACGGTGTGACCACACTGCAACAGAACATCAAAGACGGCATCAATATGATGACTCGCAAACAGTTGCCTGTGTTTGCCGGAGAAGCCGCAAACTTGGAAGCTGTGCGCGACAACCTGGGTGAAGTACTACAAAGCATTGCCTTAACATATGGCATGGTTGGCGGCGAAGCTGATCAGGCTCGTAAAAAGATTCTTAACAATACAC